TATTGGGTATCACCAATGCTGTATACAGCAGTTAGATCACCTGATGACTTAAGAACTTCTTTAGGAGACCAATCAACAATTAAAGATAGTAGTTGTTCTAAGTCATAGTCTGGTGTAATTGACTTGCCTGAAGGAACAACGTTAACTCTGAATGACTCTAGCCAATCCCCATTAAATGTTTGCCAACGTGAACGTCTATGGGACACAACAATCCACTCAGCTGGATCTAACTTTGCTTCAATAAGTATTTCTTCTGCCCCAGGAGTATTGCCCTCTGGGCGTGGAGTAGAAACAATAAAGCCACCATCTGTTCCAATTTCAGAACGTGGTCTCCATGCTTCTGGAATATTTTTACCTGTCTTATCAGAACCTTGATTACTGGTTTGAATTATTGCGTCATAATCATCTGCTAAAGACATACACAATCTCCTTGTCGGTGGTCACGAACAGCGGTCTTGCCAAACGTGCCCCCCGCACGGCGGAGTAACATAAATAAATCTTTTGTACTTAGATCATCATCTTCAATAGCTGTGTCTAAAGCTTTTTTGTCTTCTTCAGAAAGGGTAGCTGCCCACTGTCCTACAATGCACGCTTTCAAAGTATTCATAGTTTTTACTTCGGTGTACAGATCTTGCAACGACATTAGCGCCTCCAAGTTTTAGTCCGATTGCGGTACTAGGCCCCAGAGAATTCCTCTAAGACCTAGTAACCAGCATACACGAGTTTAGTACGAAGTGCCCATTCCACCATCAAAGTTGGTGCGGTCACGCTTCATAGCAGTCTTGATAATTTTGCCATTTGCTTGAGTCATGCCAGCAGAAGGGTCAGTCATCTTTGTATAAGTAGCCTTTATAGAATAAGCGGCTCCATTGCGGTCTTTAGCAGGAGTTTCTTTCTGCACGTTTGAGCGAGGTGCGCCCTTTGATCCGTATGGATCTCCAGCTTGTGCACCTTTCTTTTTAATAAGTGTGCCGGCCTTTGGTGACGCAGACGGAGAAGTAAAACTAATTCCATCCTTGTTCATTGGAGTGCGGCCTTGTTTTGCCATACCTGCAAGCGCCTCGTCAGGGCTTGGGATTGAGCTTTTTGCCATGGTGTTCCTAACTGTTAGAGATCTCTTGTTATAAAGAATATATCAAGTTACATTAATAGTAAAGACTATTGCGGAAATTTGTCCGTCACGGGAATCAACGGTAGTAAATCCAGGCCGACAAGTAAGGTCAAGACCTCTAGGGGCAACGTAGCCTCTAGCGATAGCGATAGCCTTAACAGCTTGGTTTACTGCGGATGCCCCTACGGCCCTAAGTTTAACTTGAGGGCGTTCATATAGAGCGTGAGCAATCGCAGAGCCTACGGATTGTGCGTTAGATCCCGCACTTACTCGCAAACACTGCTCTTCTGTAGTATCTTTTTCAATCACGATTTTGTAGTCCTTTAGGTTCGAGTTTTAGTCGCCCACCTAAGGAACAAGGTACGTTATTTAAGGATTTGCGTCAGCGTATCCAGCTTCTTTTAACAGCTTTACGAAGTCTTCTAATCGCAAGATAACTGGCCACTCCCCTATATTGACCTCTCCCTGCCCGTTTAAGCGCAGTACAGCCACTGGAAGGTCTAATCCGTTATGGCGTTCTTTTAACTGCTTTATAGCTGCAGAAGGGTTAAACCCTGTGCGAGCTTTTACCTCCCAGTCAATCCCAATAGTTCCGGTGACATCTGTGCCTGACCGCCCCGCCCCAGTAGATTCGGCATAAGGCCACCCATTAGCAGCTAGATAATTAGCAACAATTTTTTGTGACTTATAGCCACGATGTTTTCTACTCTGGGAAGGCATCGCGCATCCTAGTAGTAACTAGTAACTCTAGATCCTTTAGGGTGCCGTTGTTTACAAGAATTTGATCTACTTTGTAACCTTCTAATTCAGACTCTGAAACATGGTCGTTAACTGGACCAATACCTAAACGTTTTACACGCCATAGTTGACCGCCCATAAGTTTAATCATCATAGCTTCGTTTTCAAACCTAACATCGGTAATAACAACTCGTTGATTAGCGTTTATATTACCCAACGCTAAAGTAACCCAAACGTTCTCATCAATAGTTTTTCTAGCTGAGTTACCTAGGTTTTGCAATAGTTTACGAACTTGAGGCTCTTGTTTCGCGTTATCCCAACCAACTAGATTAACTAAGTCTTGTAAGTAACCTGTAGGACTACACGCAACCATAGGATTTAGATCATACAGAAACTCCCGAATTTTATCGGCAAAAGCAACCCTAGTGTAACCGTACTTTTCTACTAGAATAGATGCAACCGTATCTTTACCTGCTTGAGAGTATCCAATAAGGCCAATAGTATTATAGGCATTCTTAATGCCGATCTCTTCGTCTGTGAATAGAGATAGTTGTTCATAGCTCATGGCGTCATCCAATTGCTTCTACCAATAGATTTGTTAATGTTAACTCGTCTAGTAATCTCTCGATTAATAAGCGCAATGTCTTTAGACAATCGATCAGAAATAATATGAATTAATCCGTGGTAGTTAGACAGTTCTTTAAAAGCATCTAGCTTACTTCTATACTCTGGGTCTACTTCGATCTCGGCCTCAATCATAGACACTGCTTTTCCAGAAGTCTTTAACTCTAATCGTTTAGTTGCTTTAGTTAAAACTAAAGCTTTATCGGCCTCTGACTTATCTACATCTGCACACCAAAGCTGCAAATTAATAAACTCTAGGTAGGCTACATATTTAGCGTACAGGTCCATAACCTGCTCTTCCATCATATCCGTTACATCATCCGGTATAGACGGTGCGTCGTACACGTACTGCTCGTTTACTGCTAACCCTTGTTTTTTAAGAGTATCAATAGCTCTACTACTTGCTTCAGCAACTCTTAACTCAATTGGACTCATCTAAGTTCTCCTTTGCCCAGTCATTCCACTCTTCGTTTAATTCAGCAACGTCTATATCTTTAATAAAACTATTTTCGTACAAATGCTCAATAAAGTCTTCATCTGCAACCAGTATTGGTAATCCTTTGTAAGAATAGTTACTCTTATCGATCATTGACCGCCCCACCCTCCACCTTTAAATTGAACTGAAGGTGGTGTGAACACCTTACTCATAGGACCTCCACATCGATCGCAATTAGGTCGCTCATAGGATTCAAAAGCAATGTGCATCTCTACAATACTACTGTCACAGGTATCGCATTTAAAATCATACTTGGGCATCCTTTACCTCCCCGTAAGGTTGACAGCGTTTACATCCTTTTACAGGGTCTATATTACACACAGGTGGACGTAAGTTGTCAACTGCCCAGGAGATATCAAGAGCGCTTTCAAAAAGATCTTTTGTGTAGTCAGGGTTATACGCTACAACAAACTCTTTATAGTCTTGAGTTGATTTAAGCTCATAGATAAACACAATCTCATTGGGAGCAGAGGGAATCTCGCCAGCTTCTTTCATAAGGTGGGTTAAGTGCAGGTAAACCTGTCCTTGAAGTTGATGGGATTTAAACGGAGCTCGGATATTACGCCAAGCTTTCTCTAAATCGTTGTCTGATTGACTAAGGATTGCAGGCGCCTCAAAGCGTAACGTTCCAGGACCAATAGACTTAATCTCAATAAGAAAGTCTTCCCCTAGGCCTTTTACCCAACCATCAGAGTGCCCACTAATTTTATGCTTAGTGCTCTTTAAAGGAACTTCTCTATAGTCAAAAGAACCGCATTCGGGATCATTAAAATTTAAATCAGAGGCAAGTTCCCACTCAGTTGGGCCGCACTCTGTGCACTCCCACTTACCGTATAGAACTCCCATATCTCGTAGCCAGGACTGCCACTTATGGTGAATCGCGTGTCCCTCAGCAAAAATAGATGCTAAACGTAGGTTTGGTTTTTCTCTAACCTCTTTGTAGTTTCCTAACAATGCATGATAAGACGCTAAGTGACACCACTCTGGCTTAATCATGTCTGACGGATGTATCACCGACATGTTTCTAGAATCAAACGGCTTAGCCAAAAGATGGCGTTCAACGTGGCCTACTAAACGAGTGTCTCGTTTATTTGCTTCAAGGAACGCTTTTAACGCTCCTGCTTTAGGTTTGCCCGTACTTACCATCTTGTTCTATCCATTCGTCTAGTGTTAACCCTTGTTTTGTATATTTTCTTTGTGCTGCATTTCTTTCTCTGTGAGACATTCCCCCAAAGATTCCGTGCAACTCATCGTTAATAATAGCTTCTTTTAAACACTCTTTGCGAACTGGACACGCCGGTCGACCATCCCGTCCCCAACAAATTGCTTTAGCTTTATCGGCTATTGGTTTGTAGAGTGCCTTGTCCCGTGGAGGAAAAAATATCTCGGTATCTTCCCCACGACATTTAGCGTCGTATCTCCAAGCCCAAGTGGGCTCGTTTGAATATTCCATTTACTCACCTCTGATTGAATTGCGAAGTTCAAAGAAATCCTCCTCTACTAAAACTACGTAATTCTCTCCGTCAAGGTGAAGACCTAAAACTGGGATACGACTATCTAAAATCGCCTCAGTAGTTATCTTCTTTAAAACATCTGATTTAATGGTTACTGATTTTTTACCAGTCCATTTGTGCTCAATCAGAAGTTCGTCATTGCGTACATCTCCTTTGCGAGACCAAAAAGCTCCGGAAGCTGCGGATCTAGTTCCCGCAATTTTCTTAGCCAATCGTTTCTCGTGCTTCAGAGATTGTTTTTGCCCCTCACTCTTCATCAGAATCATCATGAATAGCTAAGATAGGTTGGGCCTTAAGAGTACTTAAGACAGCCTTACTTAACTCTTCCCTCAGATCGATTTCTTCACGTAAGGAATCAATTAGAGCCTGAGCTCCTTGCCACTTACGGTCACCATAATACAGCCATCCACCACGGCGATCTACAATCCCGTTGAGAATAGATAAAGCAACAATTTCTTTACCGGTGTCGTACCCGCCAGCATCAATAGCCCCACCGTCTGCGAAGTAAAAATCTAAATAAGCGGTCTGTTGAGGAGGGAAAGTCTTGTTTTTTACAGTGCGGACCCTAATAGTCTGCCCTACTCGACGCTTGCTTTCTCCTGTGCCTACCTCTACCCACTCATCTCGCTTAACTTCACAACGAACTGCGTAGGCATAGTCTTTACCTAAACCACCAGGAGTGGTTCTAGGATCTCCATGCATAACGCCAATCTTCATTCGATACTGATTGATCATAAGTCCTAATACTGGTCGTTCTGATTCGATGAGGTCTCGTTTGGTAGCTGACGCCACTTTTCTAAAGAACTTATTGGTAATAAGTGCGCCACGACCCACAGTAAATTCTTCCATATGCTTGTCATCTTCTGCACCAGGTACCAAGGCAGGAAGAGAGTCCACAACAACCATGTCCACAGCCTTACTTTGCATAAATTGAATAACCGAATCAAAAGCATCCTCCATACTATTAGTTTCTACAAGTAAAACGCGATTAGTATCTACTCCGCAGAACTCTGCATACTTAGCATCAAAGTCTTCAGCAGCAATCCATACAGCAGTAAATTCTGGGTTAAGTTTTTGATTAGCCGCTATAGTCTTAAGAGCAATAGCAGTTTTGCCATGAGAAGCTTCTCCCATAAGTTCAACCCAACGATTCATAGGCCAACCACCACCGAGCACCACATCTAGCGTAAGAGAACCAGAAGTAATACGAGTAGGGAGGTGAGTCTTGCCTGCTAACACCACAGTATTAGCACCAAGTTTTTTATTAATACCTGCTGCAATCTTTAAAGCTTCTGCGCTTAATGACATTATTCAAGTCTCCCTACGATTGTTGTTGGATTAAACCCACCAGATTGATTTGGCTGTTTAGCTGCAATAGTTGAGCCACCCTGTCCGGTACCACCTGCACCTGTTCCAGCTTGAACAATTGGATAACCGCAATCATAGCAACGTTTACGTTGAGTGCCAACTGGGGCCATGTAGTTAACTGAGTAGCAACCCGGACAGCGTTCGTTGTCTCTAGCACTTTGCGCTTTAGTTACTAGTTGATCTTGTTGTGAATCATAAGAAACTTGAACGTTAGGGGTCTGCAGCGGAGGGCGGTAAACATTAGATGACGGGGGTGATGTCGGGGGAGTGTTTTGGGTAGGAGATTGGGGGCTTAATTTTTTTGCCCACCAGTTACTATTACTCATCTGTTTTTACCCTCGATTCGATTAGCCCTATGTTTGTTAAAGTTGATACGCAAGAAACAGCTGCAGATAACGAAACCATTTTAAATAAATGATTTAACTGGTCAATTTGTTCCTTACCCATACTTTCATTATTCTCTTCGTCTAAAATGTACGCAGAAGTAGCAATTTTTGCAACAATATCTGCGTGAGCATCAATAAACGGCAGCAATTCAGAAATATTACTTAACCGGTCATGACTAGCTTGTTCTTCCATTTCAGCTACCTCATCAGATATTGGGGGTAATCCCATAAGATCTGCAATTCCTTCGGTAGGAGTTAACATTGCGTCGTACACAATTTCTCGCATCAACACAGAAAGTGGCACCTGAGTAGTAGAAAAAGTTTTTGCTTTGCGTCTAAAAAACCTCATTTAGCCTCTCCCCATCGTTTAACCGTAGTGATGTCTGCAAGTAAAGGAACAGTTAGCGCCTGTATACCTTCCATAGCTAACCTAATTTGATGTGCGGTTTCTTCCGCTAACTCTGTCGGAGTTACAGTAACCAACTCATCGTGAACAGTGAGAATCAAGTTTGCCTCCGTAGGTACCATCTTATGAGCCCTAATCATAGCAAGCTTCATAAGGTCCGCGGCAGACCCCTGAATAACGGTGTTGAATGCCTGTCGTTCAGCTCTAGAACGTTTCCAAATCTCGTTTGACCGTAAATCAGGCAAATACCTACGACGCTTTAACAAGGTACTAACAAAAGGTATAGGAGCCTGCCTACGACTCTCGCTAATAACTTGACGTTTATATCTAGCAACTGATGGAAACTTAGCTACGAAGGCGTCTAGAAGGTCCCTGGCCTCAGCTAAAGTGCAACCAATAGAAGAAGAAATTTTATCTGGGCCTACGCCGTAAGCCAAAGACAAAACCAACACCTTACCAGCTTTACGGTCAACCCCCATAGTATTTCCAATAGTGGTGTAGATATCCTCACCATTTAAGTACGCATTGCACATAATACGGTCTTGACTAAATGAAGCAATAACTCTTGGTTCAATTTGAGAGTAGTCAGCAACCACTAAAGAACATCCCTCTGGGGCAACAAAAAGGTTGCGGATAGCCTTACCATTAGCAGTGTGCGGAGCCGGCACATTCTGCAAATTTGGATTACGACTTGAGAAACGACCGGTCTCCGCACCATACTGAACAAAGTCAGTGTGTATACGACCCTTGAGCATTAAACTCTTTTTAGCAGTAACTTTAGATTTGCCAGCCAGTGTGCGAGTTATATCCCCGCCTAGGTAAGGGATAACATAAGTAGTCAATAACTTATTTAAATCTGAATACTGAATAAGAGCATCTACCAAAGGATCTTTACCGGCCAGTCCTTGTAGAGCGGGCTCAGAAACAGAAAAATCAGAGACAGAATACGGCTTGCCCTCATCTAACCTCTTTTGTCCAGCAGGGGTTAAAATTTTAGGCTTTAGACCTCTACCGCCATCTTTTTTAGGTGAGTACAACATTTTTTGCTTTTCTGGAACACTGTTAATATTAAAAGCTTTTCCAGCAAGACGGTAGATAGTTGCCTTAGTAGCTTCTAACTGAACATCAAGGTTAGCTTTAAGCTTCTCTAACTCGTCAACATCTATATCCGCACCTCGTAACTCCATATTACAAATTACTTCAAGCACGTCCATCTCTAAATTAAATATGCCTCTTAGGCCGTCTGCATCTAGTTGAGCTGACAACTTTAACCACAATTTCCAAGTCCACTCTGCGTCTAACCCTGCATAAGTAGCTACCTCATCAAAACTGTACTTCTCTACTTCTTTGCCCACACCCTTAACCATGTGATACCCAAACTCCCGCGCTAAACAATCATCTAGTCCTAAAGAGTTACGGTTTTGA